ACCGTAAGCTGGACTCGAACCAGCAACACAAGAATTTTCAGTCCTCTGCTCTACCATTGGAGCTATTACGGCAATAAACTTGGCGGTCCCAAGGGGTAACGATCCCCTTCTTCGAGCGTGACAGGCTCGTGTGCGTCCATGAACACTTTGAGACCAAAAACTATATTGAAACACACTAGCCGCTCTGTTGCCACCATATGCCTATGGCTTGTATCCATTCATCCAATATGCTTCAATATAGTGAAGGAATACGCGGCGCTAAGTCTATGCCAGTTGGGCTAAAACCTAACTTCTGTCCTTCTACAGCATCACCGCCAATAATGCTTTTCATACCCTACTGGACCGACTTACTTTCGCATCGTCGAGACAACTCGCACCGTTTTACCAGCACCTGCATCCTGAAGCCCACACATTCTCGCATGGGTCGGTTTCCATCTACTATCTTACTAGCCATTGTCTTAGTATAAATTCGGTAGTTGGAATCTTACTTCGATACGCTCTAGGCGTATCGGTCTGGTGGAGTAAACCACGATTCAATCAACTACCAAAATTGGCGTGTGTTACGGGATTCGAACCCGCATTCTGAAGTTATTCCACCGCTACCGCACTTTTCAGTGTTGTGTTTCCACTGTAGACTTATATGGCCCTCTGTCTTGTCCGTTGGTTAGACGAAACACACATAAACTTGGTGGGGACTGATGGTAACGCTCCACGTGCCTTGACTTCACTACCTTTAGGAACGGATTTACAGTCCGCCGTAGTGGGCAATCCCCAAAAACTTGCTAAGGGACGCCCGGGAGTTCTACGGGTCGTTTAAGAGCGAGCCTCGCGGCAGCTCTCCCAATAAAAACTTGGCGCCGCGGACGGGAATCGAACCCGCCTTAGTTGGATAGACAATCCAGTGCCCTCCCAGAGGACTACCACGGCAAATCTTGGTACACGATACGAGAATCGAACTCGTCTTTCCGCCTTGAAAGGGCAGCGTCCTAACCGATAGACGAATCGTGCAATGTTTGGTGCGACTGACCGGACTCGAACCGGTACGCCATTAAAGACGACAGATTTTAAGTCTGTTGCGGCTACCAATTACGCCACAGTCGCATATTCACTATATGTAAACACACTACCAGTCCCCGGGATTCGAACCCACTTCTCTTGTAATTTACCACGACTTTTACGGTCGGGCAAGTAATGTGTTTGCATATAATGACCGCTTCACAGCGGTTTATATGTTGGATAAATTTTTAAAGAACGTTTGTTAATTTCTTAACATGTGTCTATTATAGCAAAAAACCCAATTACTGTCAAAAACCCTAGATTTTAGTAGGGTTTATAGTACTTGGGTTTTAAACATGGAGCACCGAGCAGGATTTGAACCTGCGGTTTTACTGTTTTGCAGACAGTTGCGTTGGGCCGCTCCGCCATCGGTGCATATAAAACAGGATAGCTTTTGTCGCTAGACAACCAAAAAGTTTAGCTAAGAATTTGCTGTAACTATCCTAAAACTGGTGGACCGTAAGAGAATCGAACTCTTACCTGAGACGTGCAAAGCCCCCGTGCTCCCATTATCACTAACAGCCCATTAAAACTTGGTCTCGGTAGCAGGAATCGAACTTGCGCTTCAACGTCCCAAACGTCGGGTGATACCATTTCACTATACCGAGAAAAACTGGTAGGTCGTGACGGGCTCGAACCGCCGACATCTTCCGTGTAAAGGAAGCGCTCGTACCAACTGAGCTAACGACCCAAATTGTGGTAGCGGAGGGTGGATTCGAACCACCGACCTCAAGGTTATGAGCCTTGCCAGATACCTCTTCTAACACTCCGCATCAATTTTATAAGCATACAACCTTTTCACAAACAGAGCCTGTCTTATCGGCAGGGTGTGTTATACACTTATAAAATTGTTTAGCTACCCACACCACATAGGCCCTAAACTGAGCTGTTACTCTGTCCACGTTCTTTTCCATTTAGACGGGCAATCGTCCCCGCCTTTGTGATTTCTCAAGTCGCCCTTAAATAGAGCCTTGCGGTAGATCCAATGCACCGTGCAGTTATCGTTACTACAATTACGCAACCATTCGTAACGTCGGTTGACACGGGTTATTTAATTAACTTTTTTCAAGTATTCTCGTCCCACACGATCTTCTTGAACATCAAGCAAAGCCGAAATGTTTGGATGTCGATGCTGTAATTGATTACTGGCTTTGTTGCGCCTAGAAATTTCACGACTCCTTGCACTGGCTACTAATACTAGATCAAATCTATTACCAATAGCTTCTACACATTTGTCAGTGTCAACCAGCGAACTACGAGATACTGAATTTTTCATTATTACTTCAATTAATTGTTAATGGAGCGGGGTAGGGGAATCGAACCCCTCGCTTTAGCTTGGAAGGCTAAGGTATTACCACTATACGAACCCCGCATAATTTTACTTATGCTTAAACTTGGTGCCCCAGGCGAGACTCGAACTCGCACGCCTTTCGACACTGGCTTCTAAGACCAGCGTGTCTACCATTCCACCACCAGGGCAAAAATCTGGCTCCCCAGGGTGGGATCGAACCACCGACACGTTGATTAACAGTCAACTGCAACTACCGCTGTGCTACTGGGGAATATATTATTTACTCTTGTACACTACCCTTAGTTCTCTTCTGTGAATTTCTGGACTGCATTTCGCCGCTGACCTGTGCATCAATCATTGCACGTTTAAATCCATTACGATCTTCTTGTGATCGGAATCGACCTGTTGCCAGCATTGTTTTTACAGTCTTACTAAGTTTAAATGTCGAAGTTGTTTTCATATTTTTCCTAACTGTTGCAAGTATATATTCAACATATATATTTGTCAATGCCTTATGGTGGTCAAAATCTAGTTTGACGCAGGCTCGTCAAGGGAGACACTGCTATTTTCATCCAAAGGTATTCTATAACACACTATTGTTAAGTCTTGCCCAAGCCCGTGTGCTCGGGAACCAAAGGATAGTGTGTTATAGAATACCCTGCGTTACCGCAGGATATGACAGGGTCGATACCCTGCCCTGATTCTTACTCCCCACGTTATCGCCGTGGGTTTCATGCTTCAGTACGCCCGTTTGCCAGTGTTTATAGTGCCTAGCGTGGACCTCGTTTCCACCTTTTTACACTGCTAAAATTATGCGTAAGTTTGACTATCAACTCGTTTGCGAGTTTCAGAGTCTAGCCTGGCACGTTCTAACTTATCCTTAATCAACTTGTTACGCTGTTCAAGGGTCAGGGTGTGCTCTGTCGTAAACCTTACCTCACGCATTCGTCGTTTTAAATCTATCTTCCTCATAATCTCCTTTACATAAACAAAAACCCCAGGGTTTTTAATCCTGGGGTCCTTTAGAGTTTTTTGTAGTGTTGTTTTTACGCTACAAGATCCTCCTGGACCCCGGTCACCTCTGGTGTACGATCATTACTTAGGCTAATCGCAGACCAATAGGTGGGCATAAAGCCTGCCTGTTTGGCTATGCAATGTTGCGCTAATAATGATCTAGTATTTTTCATAACAGTCTCTATTGTAATTTATTTAGTCTTTGTTGTCAACTACTTTTGATTAATTTAAAATTATTTATACTTTTGTTTTAAATTGGTGCCCGGAGCCGGAATCGAACCGGCACGCCCCTTTCGGAAAGCGACAGATTTTAAGTCTGTTGTGTCTACCTATTTCACCATCCGGGCAATGTTTGTATTATATGGCCTTAATAATTTCTTGTCAATGCCATATAACTCATCCATTGCAAAAAAGCATTGTACACTGTTTCTGCTTCTTTGTCATCCATTGGAACTTTTTCACCTCGGACATAAAATCCATCTTTTGCTACACGAAGCATTTCTACGTTGCCACCGCCATTTAGTACAATACTGTTTGGGGGTGTATTTTCGCGAATCGAAATCATTGGAATAAGCTTGTCGTCAGGTATTGCACTGTACGGTAAATCGCTGATTCTCATTTAACTTGTTCCTATAAGTTTCCAAAGAATGTCTGCGGCTTCATCATTTAAAATGAATTGTGCTTTAACCATTTCTTCATCAGGGTTTTTACTGTCTGCCCATTTGGTTGTAAACTTTAATTCGTATTGCTGATTATTCAATGCCTCTATGGGCCTGAATTCTGCATACAGTTGAAAGCCACCAGTGTCTTGAATTAGTTTTTTCATATTTAAAATTTGGTGGGCCCCCCGTGAGTCGAACACGGCACCAACGGATTATGAGTCCGCTGCTCTAACCAACATGAGCTAGAGGCCCTATGGAGTTATTATATGCTAATCAGGAATTAATGTCAAATATTATCTGCGGGCACGTGGTGTAGAGACGGTGGGAGTTTCTGGCGCTGGTTTTGACCGAGTTGGTTTTAGTCCGGTTACTCCATGTGTTTTAGCGATTACTGCGCTAGGATCTACTTTTTGTAAAGTGGCTTTGGCTTTGCTTTTCCGAGCTCTTTCCTCTTTACCAAAAGTAATCTTAGGTGCTACGCTGGGTGCATCAGTCCAATTATAAAGACCTGGATTTAATTCGAATTGAGCCCAATCTTTTTCTAATTGGGTTTTATCTTTGATATAGTTGTAAGTAAACGTAGGCTGATGTATAAAAAGAATACCGTCAAATCCTACACCTGTTTTCTTATCTACACTGGTGGCCATATAGTATTCATAGGTGAGCATGAACCAACCTTTTCGAAATTCGTCGGGATTAAAACTGCCGTCCGATTGAATTGTATTCAAAACGTTGTTTCTCATCTCTGGCGTAGTCTTAGGATAGATGTGCTTAAGTGCTTCGTCGAACATTGCTTTCACTGATTTTTCACCAGGTTTAGCAACTTTCAATGCTGCACTTAATGCAGTAGTAGCCGCAGATCCAAAATGCAAAGGTTCGGAACTTAGGTCTACTCCTGTTGCATCCTGTAAGTAAGTCACTCCAGGTCTCTTAAGTAAACCAATCAGTTGCTTATTAAACTTTGGCCAATAAGTAGCACCATCTCCATAAGTGCCCTTTCCGCCGAATCCTTTAAGACGAGCACCCTGAGCTTTTACTTCTATCTCTCTGCCCAATACATTAAGATCACCTGGGCTTAATTTATTAATCCCCGATCCTAAGATAAGAAAAAATGCTTCTCCATCACCTGTGTTAACTGCTGTAGTGCTAGGACTGACTTTAAAATTAATAAGTTTAGTTTTAATATTATCTAAAACTACACTCTTGTAATTAATAAGTTTGTCGATACTACCACTTCCTGGTTTTAATAGTTCTTTAGTTTTAATAACTCCAGCGCCTTCTAATTGAGCTGCCAAACTAACTTTATCTTCTAGTGTACCAGGTGCATTAATAAACAAATTTAAAATTCTGTCTTGATCATCCTGTTTAACAATATCTTTGGAAATGCACATAGGAATAATGTGATCCGCTAACATTGCCCTATTATAGAACGCCCAAACTTTATCTGCATCTTCGGGTTTAGTTCTCTTTAATAATTCATAGATTTGCAAGTCTGCACTTATAATATTAGACTGCTTGCCTGCTTCTTCTATGGGCGGTTCTGGATATTCGTTACTAGGCGGGGGAGTAGGATCTAATAGACTGACCAAGAAATGTTTTAGTTTTCCCAAAACGCTTTGGGGAACTTCCCCTTGCTTGATATCTTTTGCTATTTCTTTAATTTTGGGATCTTCTAGGCTAGAAGGTGCAGCAGTTAATTCTTCTGCTTCAGAAATAAGATTTATTAGTTTTCGTAGGTCGTTGGTCATGATCATATATTTATTTTTAATTCTAATATCAGTTTAGATGTTGCAACGCAACATAAATACTAGTAGAAACACTAATAGTGGAAACACTGATAAAGGAATAACATGAACTTTTTAAAATGGATCAAAAGTCTTTTTAAAGACACATCTTATCAAGACAACATAGAATCTTATATTTTAAGTAAACAACCCAAAAGTGCAGCCGAAATAGAATTTTGGATTAGACACTATGACTATCAAACTGCTAGGAGAAATTTTATATGAAAATCGCAACCAAACTCTGGAATTTTTTAATAGGGTGGGCCGAAATAATTGCCGAAAGCAAGAAAAATGCAATCAAGCGAGGATACAATGGATACTACTAATTGGCTTCCAATGACTGATGAAGATTGGGATTGGGTAAACTACGGTAAATTACCTAAGAAATAATTTACCGTCGTTCTATATCTTCTTCGATACAGTTTTCGCCGTATTGAATTTCAATCAACTTCAGTGGCTTATCTGTTTCATTGCACAGCATATGCCATTCATTATTGTCGATAAATGTACTTTGATGCACTTTTAAACTACATTTTAAATCGTGATCTGTACTACTAGCGTCTAAAGTGTACACAGTAGCTTCGCCTTGGGCTACAAACCAAAATTCTGATCTTTTTTCGTGCCGTTGCATACTTAAACAAGTTTTAGGTGCAACTGTAAGCTCTTTAAGTTTGGTGCCCGGGCCGCAAGTGTGCAAAATTCTATAATAGCCCCAAGTACGAGATGTTTTAGGCGCTTTCCATTCCTCAAGAATCCAACTTGAAGAATTTAATTTGTTTTCGCCGCCTACACCAAATACAAATTCTAAATTATTGTCCTGGCAGGCCATTTCTGGAATATTATCTTTGGTTCTGTCTCCGCCATTGGCAAAAATAATTTTAGCATCCGGATATACTGATCTTACTCTTAAAATAGCATCTATACTAGATCCGTCGTCATCTTCAAATTCGTAGACAAAATCCACTACCTTTAAATTATCGATGATAGCAGCTCGCTCTGCCCATGGCATAAATGCCCGACCTTTTTTACGCTGCAACCAAGCATCGCTGTTAACACCAACAACTAAAATGTCACCCAATGATTTGGCAGCTTTAAAATATTCAATGTGCCCAGAATGAACTGGGTCAAATCCACCTGTTACTAATACAATATTCATATTGTTACTTATAAAGTGATATCTTCCATACCCGCGGTTCTGAGTCTGCTGACATGTCCTAACATAAAGTTTTTACTTTCCAGGCCTTTCATCAGACCCAACCACTTATTCCGAACTAACGCAACTTCATTGATGATTGTCTCAAAATCAATGACTTCATCTTCTCCGTCTACGTATTTTTCAGCATCCCTGCTAGTTAATGCTCTTGGATAATTTTCAAGATATTTCTGAAAATGTTTTTTTCTAATTTTTCTTAATTGCAGATTAAGATACTGTAGTACCGCTTCGATTTCTTGTAACTGATTAAATCTCTGTTCTGTAATGCCAGGCAACGATGCAACATTCTTTTCTAAGTTACCTTTAATATTGCACTCAAATTTAGCCTGTATCAACTCATCCTCATAATAATTTATGAAGGCGGGAATATTACCCATGTCGGATACTACTTTATTATACCACATTATTCTTCGTAATCTTCATCGGTTTCATCTTCTTCGTAATTTCCGGCGTATTCGTCAAAACTACGTTTAGTGTATGCATCAGTTACACTAAATTCTTTAAGCTCTATATCCCCCAATAAATCGACAAGTATGCTCATCAAATTGTCTGATGCTTCTTGTCTATCTTTTTGAGGAATATATTGTTTTAATATAGAATAAACTTCTACTAATGTGTCTGTTTCGATTGTCATTTTTATTCCTATTGATTAAGGGTGAATAGTTTTCTTTCCATTCGCAGATTTGCACAAGACTTTATGCATAATGGACGCGGAGTCGTTTTAATTTCATATTCTATATCCAATGGTACTGTTTCTTCAATAGTATCAAATAAAACACTTTTATGTTCAGGGTACACAGAATCGAAGTGACAACAAAGTGTATATTTTCCCGATGCAGTAATATATAGTCCAGGTGCTTTAAGGTGAGCACAATTTTCAAAAACTAATTTTGGTGTATATTCTCTATAATTCAATTCGCTGTTCTTAGACCAAGGAATCAAATCATATTCTTGGCCGGTAATATAATGTTTAGCAGTTATAGGATTTCTAACTCCTTCGATTATTTCGAATTTTTTAAATCCTATTTTTTTTGCTAGTTTAATACAATCTCGAATTTGATGTTCATTGTGCTTAAAAGGAATAAACTGCCATATAGCATTTCCGCCTGCTGCAATAAATTCGCGGGCGTTTTCAATTACTTTATTAAAATCCGTTGCTTGTCTATATAAACTGTGTGTATCTTCTAAACCGTCTAATCCAAACCAAATTTCATGTGAATAATTTGATAGTTTATTTCCTAAAGTTTTCCACCATGTTGCATTTCTTAAACTGCCATTAGTATGAATTTGTAAATGGTAAGATTTTGTAGTCAAGTCATCAATTACTTGATCAAATTGATTATGCATCAACGGATCACCAAATCTTCCACATAGTTGCACCCTATTAAGATTTGGCAATTTGTCTACTGCATAGTTTAATTTACTTAAATCTAAGTTAGTTGGATCTACTCCTGATCGTAATCCGTAACCATTTAAATTTCTAGGGCATCCAGGACACCAAGCATTACACTTAGAGCTTAATTCTACATGCAATGTCAAAATGTCAGTCAATTTCATTGTGTACTTATTCTTCTGCTGTGGTAGTAACTAATCTATGCGGATTGGCAACATAGTCTTGCATAACTTTGTCCAAATTACCATCGTCGTTACGCTCCCACGCTTTACGGAATTGTTTAATCACTGTACCGTCTACTAGCGTATATTTAAGACTGTTGCCTTCTTTTTGCAATAAACTTTTTCCCTCAAACATGTCAACAAGTCCGCTATAAGGATTCATGCCAGTTTCGTAGGGTATCTTAATCTGTACACTTTCAAAAGGTTTAGCATAACGTGTTTTCATGATCTTACAACCTGCACGAATACCTTTGACCTGCGTAATCTTGTTGCCGTCTTCGTCTTCTTTCAACTTCATCTTCTTCATTGCAACAACAATAGAACTCGCATAGATAAAGCCTTGTCCGCCACTGATCTTGTCATCTGGATCAAACATGTCTTGGCTTGCGTATGTGTGATTGGTTGCAACTAATCCAATATTCAAATCACCAAATTGGTTAACACAATTACGTACCAGTGAAGTTAATGCCTTGGGCTTTCGGCCCATGTCGCCTTTCATATCACCTGCTTCAAATTGATTAACATCAGTTGGCGTTAACAGCATACCTAAGCTATCCATTACAAATAAAACTTTTGGCCTTTCTGCTTCCGCTAAAGTTTTGTATTCTTTTACAAATTCGCTGATCATCTTAGCTACATCGTCGATCATAGCCATATTAAGTTTTAGCAACTTATCGTCGGCAGTATCTACGCCAAGAGCATGTAGCCACTTTTCGTCGAGTGCATTTTCTGTATCAATCAAGATAGGAAAAATTCCTTGTTGTTGTGCATTCTTAATTAAATTGCCGGAACAAATAAAACTTTTTCCGGCACCAGATTCGCCAGCAAATACAGTAACTTTGCCCAGGGGAATCCCTTTATGAAAATCTCCGCTTACAAGATAGTTCAATGCATAGTTACCTGTACTGATCCATGTGTCCGGGTCTCTGAATCCAACGCTGATACCATCAATACTTTTAGTAATATTTTTTCTAAATTTACTTACATCAAAAGGTTTTGTTGCCATAGTTATTCCTTAATTTTTATTTCTTTAATAAATTTAAACTTCTGTATTTTACAGAAGCTATCTTTTAAATCCAATACTCTTCCCAGAGGTATTTTTCCATGTCCTAATTTTTTATCATTAGGGTCAATATTATTATTTTTTAAAAAGTCTACGTAATCCAAATTTGACAAAGGATCGTAATCGTAAAAAAATAGTGTAATGTCACCACTATAATAGTGAAGATTTTTAAATCCTTTATAATCGACGCTTAATCCATCTTTATACAAATCGTAAAAATCTTTACCTAGTTCAGCATAATTTACAAACATTACCCCGGGGTCTAATTTAAATTCACAATAATTATAATCAGACTCAATCATTGATATTCGCCTATATTGATTTTTATTAAATCTAACAGTGAATCTATTTAATTGATCTTTTTGTTTTTCAATTCGATGAACGTAAAAATTTAATTCTCGTATTGCTTGTTTAAGTTCATCTGACGCAATAGAAAATAAACGGGTGGGCTTACCGAACTCTCCACTTAGCTGTTCGAATTTTGTATGTAGGTAATTAAAATATTCCTGCGATTGAGTCTCGAGGTCGGATCTTAACTCAATAAAATTTTTTAAATACCGATTTATCACGACACAAGCATTATATAATTTTTCACCTGCCTCACGAAGAGATAGTAAGCCCGAAAAAGATTCTTCTTGATCTATTTCACAGTTGTCTAAGCACCATTGAAATTCTTCAGTCCATTTACGGACAAATTCATTATCAAAGAGCAGAATATCAAAAGACACCTCTCCCGAGGTGCCTAGAACAACCGTTAGTTTCATTACTTTTGACGATTGCGAATCATTGCCAGAATGTCTTCGGCACGTTGACTAGCAGGTTTGGCTGCTGCCACCGGTGCAGTAACTTCTGGCTCATCTACTTCAAATGGAGGTTCGTCGTGTGTTGCCGCAGGTGCTGGACGGGATACTACAACAGGTTTCGAAACTGGAGTAGATTCGTCGTCAGACTGTTTGTTGCCAGCAGTACTAGCCATTCCAACTGGTTTGTAATAAGCACTCCACTTATCAGCATCAAATGGTTCACCATTCACACTGGCTTCAAACATTTCTTTGATAATTTTTAGTTCTGCGTCAGATGGCTTTTTAGGCAAAAAGTCATTCAGATTGTACAATCCAAATTTTTCAATGGCTTGCAGTTCTGTAGAAGTCAGTGCCGATTCTTTACGTGCCCAAGTGCTAGTATTGTAGTCAGCATATCCGCCTTTACTGGTTTTCTTAATACTGAAATCCAGACCAGCTTCGTAGTCAGTTGGCAAGTTTTCCAACTCAGGATCCATCAAAGCATTTTTAATGAGATTAAAAATCTGAGGACTGATAATGAATCGACGAATCGGATTGTCTGTGGGTTTGTCATCAGTGAGAGGATTTTCGTGTACAAATCCTTGCATGATATAACTGCGTTTTTTCCAGTACTTACGACCCATTTCTTCAAGACTCTTGTCCTTGAACCAAGTACGAACTTCTGCAAGGATAGGACATGCTTCGCCCCACATTTCAACGCAAGGTACTTGTACAAAAGTAGGTTTGCTATCAACTTGCCCTTTTACACCAGCAAAAGGAAGTTTAATCATAAGTCGTTCGACCCAGAAAAAATCATTTTTTGTATTTGCGTCTGGAAGGAAACGTACACGAGCTGTAGTACCTTCTGGGATATTCCAATGGGCATAAATGCCATTGTCACCGCCTGATTGGCCGCCTTGTCCCTTGTTTTCTTGTGCTTGAAGTTTTGCACGAATTTCTGCTAAAGATGT